AAAACCAAATAAGTCTTGGCGTATTCTAGCAAATGCGTTCCAATGTTCTACTACTGCTACTGTGTATCCTTCTTCTCGTAGTTTAGCTAAAGATAATTGTGTAGGTGATTTACTCGCCATCAAACTGCTCACTACTAGGCTTAGATGTGCCTTCGTATAACCGTTCCAATTCACCTGTAGACTTATTGAGTTCGTATTCAATTAAGTGTGGTGATGTATCATCACTTTTCTTTTTCTTACCGAATATCTTATCAAAGTTTTCGTCAAATACAGCTCTATCTGTAAAAGGACGTGGCGCAGAACCTTTACCCATTATTTTACCTCCAAGTGATTATTCTCAAAAAGCCAAGTTATGGTCTTGCGATAAGCCTGCTCCCAAAGCTCAACCCTTTCTTCTTTAGATAAGTCTTTTCCATTATCAATCATGTAATGATGTGTGTTACAGATGAATGCGACTTTGTGGTCATGAGCCTTGATACCTGTTCCCTTACCATCACGCAATTGGTTACTATGACATGCAACAACTGTAGAGTCTATAATACCACAAATCATACATGGTGCGCCATCTGCTAGTTTAAGTAGTTTAGGGTTACGATAGTTCATATAAACATTACCTGTTGAGTTTGAACATTACCACCGGAGTCATACTTTTTACTATCTCCTTTAGGATATTGTTCAATATTATATTTTAATAGTTTTCTCATGGCTTTCTTATCTGATTTGCTTCCATGAAAAAATATATATCTGTGCTTTCTACTTCTTTCAGTATAGTAAAAATCATCACCATACTTTTTCTTAATACTTTCTAATGTCATACCATCTGATATAGTTTTTGAATGTTTATGTTCCATACCCTTAATAGTCCAATCAACTCTGTTTGCAGATAAACCAGTATATAAAAAATTAGTAGCTTGATAAACATATCCTACATGACCTTGTGATGTGTCAGCATAACTTACTACAATAGTTGGCTTAGGTAATAATTGAATAGAGTGTGATACTAAAAAACTAGACTCATTTTTATTATTTTCCATTAAGCACAGTCTATTAAGCTCCAATACTTTATCAGAATATTCTTTACCACATATTCCCATACATAGTGCAGGGCTTGCTGGTATTCCATAAGTTACAACACCTTTTAAAACTCCATCAACATATAAACCAAATGCGTGCATAATTTGTGGTATGCGTTTTGCATAATGTTTTTCAAGTAACCATTGATAAGTTTCTTTAGGTTGTATTTGAATTACTTGCACTAAAAATCCCAACCCCAACCCATAGTTTGACCCCATACCTCTATCTGTTGTTGGTATTCTGTCATCTCACTTGTGGTTAGTTTAGTTGTTGACTTTATAAGTTCTACAGGCATACCTGCTATTTCTGTTTGGTAGCGTAAGAATTTATATCCCATGAGCTCGTGTATCTTATCTTTCTCAATTCCCAAATGGCTACCAATGCTTGAGTATAATTCCCATAGCCTTTCGTTTTGTTCAAGACTTCTATTTAATTTAGCGTCTGTTACTGTGACTCGCCAACGCTTAGTAAAGTCAAGAGTTTTTAGTTTCTCTACTAACATTGGCAAATTGTCTTTGGTTAATGCCCACTTTATCATCTCTCCATCCTTTCGTTTTAAATACTTGTCCGTCTTTAGATACAGCTTTATATTCTATATCATTTCCAAATAGCTTTTTACATTCTTTTATGAAGTCATTTATTGTCATTTAGGTGGACTCTCCTGGTAAGTTAATGATTTAGGATTATACCAAAAATTAAAGCTCCCTTCAAACTGGGCGTTCCTTTGTTTTTGGACTATACATTTTGCATCAGGGATTATACGCAAATCTTCTTCAGATGTTTTACCTTCTTCCCTAAGTCTTTCTTTAGTGCGGTTGCGCCAAATACATAAAATCGCATCTGCGAGGTTACGAATATGGCTCGAGCCCATGATACTTGTTGCATCAGGTATATCTTCTTCTGATTTTAATTTTCTTGTGTGTGCGACTAAAAAAACGGTAATGTTTAAATCACGACATATCGTACATAATTTATCAACAAAAAGTTTTTGGTTTTCTAAAGACTCTTCGCTAATATCACTCATTTTCATTAATGAGTCTATGATATATACGTCTGCACCAAGAACATGCTTTCCGTAAAAAAGTGTAGCAAACATGTCTTGTGATGTTGTAACTCCCAACTGGTCGTAGATAAATAATTTATCTTTAGCCCTATTAACCCATGCAGAAATATACTGAGGTGTTGGTTCTGGTGAACCTAATGTTTGAATTAACATGCGACTAAGAGTGAGAACTGGTTTCATTTCTAAGCTAGCAATCAAACATTTTGTATCTTGTTTCATTAAAGACAAAACAACTTGAGATAGCCACATTGATTTTCCATGTCCGCTAGGTCCTGTTGCCAAAATTAATTCCCCTTGGCGAACTCTAAACTTTTCTTCTGTCTTTATCCATCCTAATGACTTACCTGCAAAAATATCTTCTGTAAAGTATTTATGCAATTCAGACTCAAATACATCACTAGACTTTACCTTAAATTCTGCATGAGCATACTCCTGTTCGTAGTAATCAGTAATGACTGACTGATTGACAGTTAGTTTATCTAATGCCTCTCCAATGTTCACTAAATACCACCTTCCCAAACTTTACGGAGTTGTGGCACATCACCATCATTCCATCTTTCCTGGTTGAGTAGTGTAAGTGGAGCTGGTGAGAACCCATCTTTCCATGATTTAGTATCTTTCATTTTTTTAACATACCCTATCACTTCATCTGCTATAGCGTCTAGGTTTTTATTAGCCCATCTTTCCAAACAAGTTTTTTTGTTTACTTTACGAGTAGAAGGATATATTTCCCAAAATTCACTAAACCTATCAGTCGTTTTAACGACATATATATTCTCTTCTTCTCTTCTCTTATTCTTCTCTATGCTAGCAGAAGAATAGTTTTCCTCTAGCCAACCTCTAGTAAATAGTTCATTTACTATTTTCTCAACAAAGTCAATAGGATAGTGAAGTCTAAAAGCTATCTCAAAGTTGTCAGGTAACAGACCGTCACTTTCAGAACCAAGACACCATAACTCTACTAAAACAGCTTTTTGTTCAAAAGATAGCTTATGTATTTCTATGTCATTGATGTAGTCAGTTCCATAAAACTTGAACCACGTCATCTTTTTTTGATAACGTGGGTTCTTAGGTTTGTAAAGGTTAAACTTTTCCCAGTTTTTAATTTTGTACATTGTTTAATCCTAAACTCATTGCTAAAACTTGTTCAACAAGTAGTATTTCGTTTTCTGATAACTCTAAACCACCATTATTTAAACGACCAGGTGCTTTACTAATAATTGTATTTAATAATACTAATGCGTCTCTTTCAACCATAATACTCTCCTTAAAATAAACATTCTTCATATAATTCTGTGACTGGCACAGGTTTTGCTTTAGGTAAAACATGGAGTTTACAATTAGGTCTATTCTCAAGAAACCATTTAGCAGATGCCTTATTACTAAAGGCTCTAAGCGGTTTTCCATCAAATTCGTCTAATATAATAAAGCGTAATATCTCCATAGGTCAAAACCTTAACACGAATTCATATTATTTGTAAACTATTTTATTACTAACAATTTGCTAGAAATATTGCTATTTTTTAAAAATCGTGTATATTGCTATTAAGTTGTTATTTTATATAGGAGAGAATAAATGAATAATAATTTAATACAGATAGCAATGTTACAATGTCAGGCTTATGATTTATGTGAACAATTTGAGTTTTTCAATTTAGATAAATCAAAGTCATATAAAAACATATATAAACTTTTATTAAGACTTAGCCAGGAGAGATAATATGAAAATTTCAACAATGATTATTACAGCAATAGCGTTTTGGGCATATGTAGGTTTATGCCTATATATTATGGGTAAGTTAGCAGGTGTAATATGAATAAATGGTTATGGCTATTCCTTTTTGTATTTTGGGGGTATATAATATGGCGAATGATTTAAAACATATATCTCATATATTAGAAGAAGTATGGAAAGATTTAGAAGAACTTAACAAACGATTTGATGAAAGGGAGAGAGCAAATGAGTCAACAACAGTTTTACGACCAGGTAATGATGCAACAACATCAACAAGAACAACAGGAGAGAAAGATGAACTATAACGAATTACGTAAGATTAATGTATCAGACCACATTGAGAAAAAGAATGGTCTATCATACTTATCATGGGCTTGGGCTGTGGATACTCTTCTACAGCAAGACCCAACTGCTACATGGACTTATGGCGAACCTAAACAGTTTGGTGAAACGCTTATGGTATTCTGCACAGTCCATGCGTTTGGCAAGTCTATGACTTCACAATTACCTGTCCTTAATTTTAGAAACCAAGCTATTCCTAACCCTGACGCTATGGCAGTTAATACAGCTATGCAGCGTTGTTTAGCTAAAGCAATTGCATTACATGGTATTGGTCTTTACATCTATAGCGGTGAGGATATTCCAGAGTCAGAACAACCAACATTAAAAGCTGTATCTAGCAAGGACTTCCTATGATAGAACAACGCACAGAAGAGTGGTTTCAACAAAGACTAGGCAAGGTGACAGCATCCAGAATATCGGATGTTATTGCCAAGACCAAAACAGGTGTATCTACATCACGTCAAAACTACCTTGTCCAATTAGTATCAGAACGTCTTACAGGAAAAAAAGGCGATAGCTTTGTTAATCAGGCTATGTTAGATGGGATTGAAAGAGAAAGTGCTGCTAGAGAGCTTTATATGCAAAATAAAGGGGTATCTGTAACAGAGGTAGGTTTCTTTGACCATCCTGTTATTAAGAATAGTGGTGCTAGTCCTGACGGAGCTGTAAATGCAGAAGAAGAAGGTAAGTATGCAGGACTTATAGAGATTAAATGCCCTATAGAAACAACCCATACTAATACGCTTATGAGTAAATCTGTGCCTAGTAAATACATTCCACAAATGCAATGGCAAATGGCTTGTACCGGTGCTAAGTGGGTAGACTTTGTTAGCTACAATCCTAATTTTCCTGTAGAATTGCAACTCTTTGTAGCAAGGGTAGATAGGGATAATGACTATATTGCAGAACTAGAAGCAGAAGTAATTAAATTCCTAGACGAAGTAGACGCAACAATTTTAAAACTAAAGGAGTAGTATATGGCACAGTATGACAACACAAACACGTTCACATTAAACAAGAACGATAAAGGTGATAATCCTAAACGACCAGACTATCGTGGTAAGTTAAACGTAGATGGTATTGAATTTACTTTATCAGGTTGGGTAAAAGAAGGACCTAATGGTAAGTTTATTAGTGGTGCTGTTGCAATGGTAGCAACTGAGGAAAGATTGAAACCTGCTGTTGAAGGTGCAGATGAAAGTGATGTTCCATTTTGATAAAAAGGGGAGTGTTACCTCCCCAATTTATTTACTTATTCATTACGTAAGCGGTAATTTCCATGCCAAATCTTAATTCTACTGCTGTAGGCTTTGTCCACATAGTAAGTCTCCTTTCTTTTAGATTTATAGTAGAATTATACGCTTATGTGGGTTTGCTAGACACAAGAAAACCATGAAAGGTCTATAATGGATATACATAACTTAGAATTAGATATAGCGTGTTATGCGACTGCTGTGTATCATGAGGTAAATACTCGTTCACTAGAAGAAAAGGTAGGTGTGATAAATGTTATACGTAATAGGTTACATTCTGGTCTTTGGGGTTATTCTGTATGTAGTGTCGTTTATGCTAATAATCAGTTTGCTGTGCAAGATGAGTCCCACCATCCAGTTAATGAAAAAGCGTATCTGGAGACTAAACTACTTGTTATTGATACAATTGTTCATAATAAATATGCTAACCCAGTTGCAAATGCTTTATATTTCCATGATGACTCAATACCGCCAAAGAAAACATGGTTTGGTAAAAAGAAAATAATTCACATAAAAAGGATGGTGTTTTACTAATGATAAATTTTTCATTTACAATTCTTAATCCATTTAGTGATTTTGATAAACAAAAAATAGTATGGAGATTATTTAAAGCTGATTTACCATTTAATAATATAACTATTTATAAACATACTTCTAGCATATTGGGATTATCTTTTTATGTTAATTTAGACAATTGTTATTTGGAAATTGGATTATTTGGATATATTTTATTATTGGATAAATCATGAAAAAAGAACCTGTAGCATGGCTTTATGAAGAGTTTGATGTTAAGTCTGGTGACCTTAAAAAGTCTTATCTGTGGTCGTTTCATCCTAAAGAACTGTCATATCTTAATGACTTAAAAAATGCTACACATCATATTAAGATTACACCGTTATTTAGAGGTGATAAGATAGAAGAATACAAGTCAATGAATAAGTATTCAGAAGAAACGCAACGATTGATTGAAAGTAATAATGGACTCTAAACCACTTACACAAGAAGAAATAATTAAGATATACAAAGCAGCATTTGGTAACGGTAATGCAGTTTTAACGCTAGAAAGAATATTTAAGTTTGCTAGATTGCTAGAACAAGCTCATGGAGTAAAAGATGTACACTAAACTAGATGACCAACGACAAGCAAAGTTTATCGTTAAATATATGCAAGAACATCCTAGTTGCAGCATTAAAGATATTGTGCAACAATGCGTAACTAATAGAACAAGGTTAAAGTATTTAGAAAGTCAAGGATACTTTAGTTTGCCTAAGCTGACTCATCAAGACATACTAGATAGACGTTTTAAGAATAGAAACTATGTTTCTGTAAGTGTAGGAAGGGAGTATGGTAAATGGACTGGATACTAAAAGTAATTGATTGGTGTATTTATTTGTTAATTGGTTTTAGTATATTTGGCTTTTTTTATGGTACGTATGAACTTATTGATTTATTTTTTATAAGGGGATAGTTATGGTAGATATGGTAAACAGACCTCCACATTATTTAGTGGGCGGTATAGAAGCAATAGATGTGATTAAGAGTCGTTTAACTAAAGAAGAATACATTGGGTATCTAAAAGGTTGTAAGTTAAAGTATGACTTACGTTATCCGTTTAAAGATAATCCACAACAAGATTTAGAGAAGTCTGATTGGTATAAGAATAAGCTATTAGAAGCTACTAGAGATGAAGACGCTGTAAACCCACCTGAAGTGGAAGCTATTTTAGAAAGGTTTGATGATGAGTAAAGTCTATTGGTTATTCGTGATTGTGATGGCTGCATTAGCTATATTTTGGACTGAAGAAACATTTAGTCAAACTACGACTATACTAGCACCAGATGGTTCTGTGACTGTGTGTCAAGTAGGTAGTAATGGTATTGTAATTTGTGTCTAATGCAATGCGTAATGCGTATGCTAGTCATACGGACTTTGGTTTTTTAAGAGGTGTAATACTAGACAATCCTAAAGCCATGCCATCTAATATTGACATGGTTTTTGAAAGACGTGGGCATTTTCTTATTGGAGAATGGAAGCGTAAAGATGAAGAAATATCTTTAGGTCAAAAGATACTTTTAAAAGCACTAGCAAACCATGATAAGTTTACTGTGTTAGTTATAAATGGATATAGTGACGATACAGGAACTGAAATAAATGAATTTTACAAAGTGCAACAAAATAAACTTGCTATACTTGGTAATGGTGTAGATAAGTTTAAAGACTTTATTAATACGTGGTATCAATCATCCATAGGCGTTAATTCGCCATAGATAGATAACTCTTCACCACTAATTTCAATTAAGCTATCGTCATCCAATGTGATGACTATAGTGCTATCGCCATGTAATGCTTCACAGGATACAATTACTCTACCTAGCATGTGATTGCAGATAATTTCTACTTCTGACCGTTGCATAATAAATCCTATATTTTGACGAATTTTTCTGATTTGTCTGATGTTAATTTTTTATTACCTCTAAACCAAGAGCCACAATTTTGACATTGAAACCTTGGATACTTTCCAGCAGTTAATACAGAATAGCCACGTTGTTGCACTTTGCTACTTGCACAGCTAGGACATACTCTTTCTTCTGAAAAGTGATTGTGATTAGGATGATTACTTATCCAACCTTTAAACTTATCATATACTTTTTCTAACAATACAACATCATTCCTATTATATTCTTCCATGCGTTTCCACGCTGACCTATCGTTATTCATAACTTTAAGCCATAGTTCGTGACCTTCGTGAGCAGTCTTTTTACCAAGACCTAAACGCTGTGCAATATAATCTAGTTTGTTAGAAACAAATCTAAATTTGCTACGAGATGTTTGTAGTAAGTCTATGTGTTTAGCAGGGCTAGGAGGTGGCATACCAGCTTCTAGGAACTCTTTATTAAGCATTGGTATATCAAACCTATTGCCATTATAATGAACGATTGCGTCAGCTTCATCCATAAGTTTATGAATAGACTTTAGCATTGTTTTACGGTCTGACTTATATACAGAGTCAAACATAATCTTTTTTTCACCATACCATTTAGCTGCATAACATAATGTATATGATGACTCTAGGAGTTGGTTAAGAGCAATGTTTTGTTGCCATATACCCCATACTGTTGCAAGATTTGGTGCGCACTCTATATCTAAAAGTAAAATCTTCAAGTAACTCTCCTATTGTTGAGATACTTTATTATATAGTAAATATAAAATTAGCATTAGAAACACGTATTTAAAGTGAGTAATAGCGCACAATATGTCGCAGATAAGATAATCTAGCATATCTTAATTGTTGCTGTTTTAGCTTTCTGTAATTTCTCAAAGAACTTTTTGTAAGCTACTTTAGAGTTGCCAATAAAGTCTTGTCCTGACCATGTTGTTCCAAGTAATATACAACCATCTGTATCAGCAGATGTATTACCTGAATGAATGCGAACACCGGTAAAGTTAGGAACGTCTAGTATATGTGGCATATCTTGTTTAAAGCGTGTAGAAGCGTCTATAACGAGTTTATATTCACCAGTAGGTATGGCAGTCTTACCTATAACTTTAGTGCCATTCCTGACTACATCTTCTAGCGTGTAACACTCATATACACCATCTATATACATCTTACCTATAGTATGTGTATCTTTAAACTCAAACCTTTTTACTTCAATTAACATTTTTGTCTATATAAGTAAGTGCTTGTGTAAGATATTGCATAGCATACATAAATAGAATAGAGAAACCCATAGCTACGAATAACAAGGATACGACTAGTAATTTAAGTATTGCTAAACCGATAAAGTTAAGTATGTTTAAGACTATCATTTCTTTTTAATGTAGAATAAACTACGTTCCCCAAAGAGATAGAAACCTACAGCACTAGCAAAGTTATCTACTTCTTGTGTTGCTATACCTTTTAAGTGCATTGTAGCCCATGTTGCTAATACTAATAAACCTATAGTTGGTCGCATAAGTCTTACAATAGCTTCTACCCATGGATATGATGGATTACCACTACCAGCTTCATTCATTACTTTAAAGAACTCTAAGTCAATTTGTTTCATTTGAGCATATTGTTCTATCGTAGCAGGTTTGAATTGGTCAGGTGCTACAAAACGATTAATAAGGGACTTACCTAAGTCTACTGCTAATGGTCCTAATGCTGCTAGTATGGTAATTGGGTCTATGATATTACTCCTTATAGTTCTTTAGGGTCATAGCCAAGTGTGTTAGCTACTCTCTTTTGTAGTTTTAAGAATAAACCTTTATGGCTTGTGTATTTTTCTGTTTTAGGTGACTCTAGATAGCATATCATGTGGATAATTTCGTGACATATAGTCTTAATGACAGTATCTAAATGTCCACACTTTGCAGTAGATATTGTGATGACATGTGGTTCACCTGCTTCTGGTGGTTCGTATTGTCCACAGATAGTATCGTCATGCACTACTACGAAGTCTACTTTAGATGCTGGTGGAAGTTTATATTCGTCAAACACAGGGAACTGTATAAGAGTGTCATACAAGTTCGCTATATTGTTTTCGGTTATAAATGTCATTTACCTAGCCAATTGTGCATAACAAATGTAAATAGTCCACCGATAAATGAAGCTATAGTCATACCTGCCCAAAAGCCACCTTTGGACTTGTTGGCTAGAGCTAATAGTTCATCCATGCCTGCTTCTAACTTGTCTATTTTCTTTTCCATTTGCTCTACTTGAGCCACAAGTTGTCCGTACTTAAATGGGTCAATCTCACTCATTACTAATTCCTTCATTCTTGAATATTAAGTAAGCCTTGATACGGTACAAATGGTACTGTTTTAGGCGTATATTGAGGTGTTGCAAGAAGTTTTTGACCTGGTTGTGACATTAAACCATATCTTGATGCAATTCTTGCAGGAGCTAAAAGAGATAATGCAGGAACACCTGTAAATAAATCAACACCAGCACCAGCGCCAGCACCATATAAATCTAATGCTGAAAATGGAGCAGGAGCTTCCGCTACTACTTTTGTTGCTTTAGGAAATGCTTGCGCATACTTACCTACTAAAGCTAATTCATCTGTAATAGGCACACCTTGGTCTAATTGTTTAGCTATCTTTTTAGCATCTATAGTTCCTGTTTGTGGGTTTAATGCTTTTTCTACTGTAAATGTTTTAGCAATATACTTTCTTGCATCTCTAAACTGGTTAATTAATTCAGGTTGACCTAATTTAATAACATGGTTTTCAATTGCTTTTTCTAGTTTATCTGCTTCAGCTAAATATCTATTACCACGTGCTACTTCTTTAGGGTTAGGCTTCATAATATTAGTGCCTGAACGCAAATAAGCACTACCATCACTACGTAACTCTTTTAGTTTTTGAATAGCTGTTGCAGCATCCATAGTATATGTATCAGGTACATCTTGCATAAGTGCATTTTTACCACCTGCAACTTTATTAACACCTGTCACAATATTAGAGAATGGGTTTTTATTACCTAAAGTAATAGTACCTGTTTCTGCAATAGCTTCATAAGCAGGATATACAGATGTTCTTGCATTTTCCAACACTTCTGAAGTTAATGGTGCGTCTTCAGGTAAACCTAAATATTTTTTAGTAAGGTTATTAGTAACTTGTTGGTTTCTAGCACTAGCTAATTCTTCTGTTTTAAATTTACCGGATACACCTTCTAAGAAACGACCTGTTTTTCTACCACCTACATCTGTAGGTAATGCAACATAACCAGCTTCTCTACCTATTTTAAGTGTTTCGTCTCTAGTAGCATTTTGTAATTGTTGTGTAGATGGACCAACAGCTTGTGGTTTTACAAGACCAGCACCTGTTAAACTACCTACTAAACCACCTACTGTTTGACCTACAACACCACCACCCATTTCTCTAGCAGTTCCTGTTCCTAAGCCACCACCAATAGCACTTGCTGCTTGTGTAGGTGCATTAGATATAATGCTTTCTTTAATAGCTTTACCAATTTCTGTAGTAGGTTTAGCTGCTTTAGCTATTCCCATACCAATGCCTGTACTTGCTAATGTACGAGAAATATCACCAACAATTCTTTCTTTTGTTGTTTCAGGTTGTGGCAAATTTCTTGTTAATATGTCAGCAACAGGTTTAGCTTGTAAGTTTTCAGGTAAAATAGCATTTAAACTTTGTCTTACAGGTGTTGCTAAAAAATCAGCAGTTCCAACAATACCTTCTGTTAAATAACGACTTGTTAGACCTAGTTGTCTTTTTAATTCGTCAATATTAGAACGCTTTTGTATTGCTGGTTTTGCAGGTTCTTTTTTAATACCTAAATATTCGTCAGGGTTAAATGTTGCACTACCCTTTAAATATTCGTCAGGGTTAAATTCTGCCATTTTAAAGTCCTAATTTTTGTTTTATTTGAATTGCTCTTGGGTCTGTTGGGTTAGAATTAGCCCAGTCTAAAGCCTGTTTATCTTGTGTAGATAATTCTTTAGCTTTTGGACCTACACTACCTGGCTTAGTCATTGCTAAAACATCTTGTTCAGCTTGCGCCCTAGCACGAGCTTTTTGTTCAATAACTTGTTGAGAGTCACCAATTTGTGGGAAGAATGTAGCTACGTTTCTTGTAACTTCATCTTTAGTAGCTGCTGCACCTGTTTTAATACGTAAGAATGACTCTGCCCATTGTTCTTGAGCTTGTTTTGCACCTTGTGCTTCTGCACTTACAGCAATTCTAGCAGGAGTTCCAGCTAGTTTTACTTGTGCTTGGCTTGCTAATGAAGCAGGGTCAAAACCTTGTTTTTGTAAGTTTTCTAATTCTCTACTTGCTGAAGTCATTTGGCTATAGAATGTTTGTGCTTTAGCTTGTGACTCAGTAGGAGCTTTAGGTTCTTGTAATGGTTTAATGCCAGGAACAATAACTGCTTGACCACCTGCTTTAGATGGTTGAA